AATCATCATTCCACAACCAATCGCCTATAAATTCATAAACTTCACCCCCATTATTATCAGTTTTCAGAGTATTTTGTTCTATTTCAATTTCATCTTTTTCTGTTAATAAATTTTTTAGTTTAATCATTTTCTTAATTTCCCTCTTCAATATTTTTTTAATAAACTCATAAATGCTGGTAGCCATCTATCTTGAAATCTTGCTACTTTTTTCTTAAATTCTTTTTGAAGTTGGGTAGCATCTTTTTTAAAACCTTTATCTTCAAGAAGTTCTGCCAAGTCATTAATAGAATGCCAATATTCAGTATAATGTTTGTCAATAGCTTTTATAGTTTTAGCATATTCATTAGCTGGGCCTTCATTCAATAATTCTTCTCTAATGATTTCTTTTAATTTTGATTTTGTTAGTTTCATTTTCTCATCCTTCTAAATCTTTTCAACTTATTCTTGTTGTTTTTCACTCTACCATATGTTACTTCTGATTTAACAGCATTTTGGTCAACCATTGATATAGCTATCTCTCTTTGAATATCTACTTCAACTGCTTCAGTTCCAGTTTGAGATTTTGTTCCATTTAAGTTATCAAGTTTTCCCATCATCTTACCCATCATTTCTTCCATCTTTAGATTTCCGTTCGGTTCTGATGGAGTAGTATATACTCTCTCATTATAAATATCATCTTCAGTTACATTACCATCTACCTCTTTTTCAACCACAGGTTCGGGTTTGAAATTTGGATGACTTGTATCATATTTCTTGATAATTTTATTTGTTATGAGTTGTACTGCCATTAGCGTGGTCTTTCCTCAATTTGCAAATTAGATAATCTTGATTTATGTGCATTTGCCACAATACTATGTCTATATCCCTGATGTCCAGCTATTAATTGTGGTTCTGTTACTGAATTAATTTCCCAAAAGTGATCATTCCAATCAACAACATCTCCTATCTCCGGATAAAAATTAAGTGAACCACTGGCAAGATTATTTCTCTGAAAATACATTTCTACTGAACTATTTTTATCTGCTCCAAATTCATCTTGTATTGTTTCAGGTTCATTATAATTCAACATACAATTAACTCTAAAACCTACATTATAATATTTTGTAGATGATTCACCATAAACATTTGCTTCAGTATCATCCAATGATATTTTATAAATATCAACATATTGACCTAAAATCTCATCAATTAATTCTTCATTCATAGCGTCTATTAAATTAATTTCTTTTTGTGGTACAAAAAATGGCTTAGTTGCTGACATATAGTTATCCTATGTAAATACCCAATGGGGCTTTATTTAATACTTGCTGTGCAGATTCTGCTTGTTCTGATTCTTGTCTTGATTTTTCAGTTAAAGAAACTGATTCTAAAAATTCTTTTAATTCTTCTAATAATTGTTGTTTTTCTTCTCTACCTTCGGCTTTTAACGATTCACCATCCATAGCCACCTCACCATTTGGTAATGGTAATGAAGCGTATTTACTTCTGATAATACCGAGTAATTCCTTTGATAAAGACAAAGTAAACTTTCTTATCCATTGTCTACCCGATGCATTTATCTCTGAATATGTTATAAATTTATAAGGTACATTTGATGGATCTGTCACTTTGTTATTAGTGAATGTCCTTGATGTTGATTGTCTATCTTCCTTAACAAAATATTGAAAATATATTTTATCTCCAGCGTCAGATGATTCTGGTCTTGGGAATATTCTTATCTGATTGTTTATTATTTCAAATGAATAAGCTGATTTTCTAATTATATCATTAGTTTCAATTGCCTGTGCTCTTGTTATATCATGTGATACTGGCCTTAATACAAATGAAACAGCCGGTGATACATTACCCATACCCATATTATCCAACATATTTCTTTGATCATAGTTTCCTGTAAATGGATCATAAAATCTTGTAATTGAGGAAGGACCTTGATTAAATACTCTATGTACTTCTAATCTTTTACCAATATGAGATAATGGTATATTAGAATCATTCTCTAAATCATAAGTTTGTTTTGAACCTGATAAAGTTATTGAACCTGAATGCATTGTTGTTGTTCCACCTATTCCAATAGCTTCACCATATTGATCAGATAACATAAATGTTGTTCCCATATGTGGGTGTGTTACTGATAATGAACCAGTTCCCATTCTTGATGATGTGCCATCGTTACCCCATCCAGAACCAGAAACTTTTGCGTCTGAACCATATGATTCCCACATCCAATTTTTCATATTATAATTGTTTATATGCAAAGAATATTCTGATACAGCTTCTTCAAACATTGCCCATATTGAACCTGAATTAAATTCTAATTGCATAACAGGATGACCCAATCTTTTAGCAGTCCATCTACATACATCAACACTTTCTGAGATAAATGATGTATCACTATCGTAAGTAGAATATGGAGTTGGTTGAGCACTTTCAGTAAAATTGGCTACTGATGGATCAGAATATGTATATTGAAATTTTCCCATTAATTTCTCCAAGAATGATGTTATAACTCATCTATAAATATAAGGAAATGTAACAAAAAAGGGATAGAATTTAATCCATCCCTTTTAAGGTTTTTTGTGTTAACATTTAAACAATTAAAGTATTGTTTAAATAAGATCCAAGTCAGCTACATAGATTTTACCATAAAACTCTGGTCTAATCATTTTCTTAGCATATCGTGTCATCACACCTTTTCTTGGAGTGAAATCAGATGGATCATATACAAGTGGAGTCATAATCAATGGTACATATGGTGAATACACAGCACCTGTTTCAAGGAAGTTACTTCCTCTGAAACCTACTAATACTGTATTTTCAGACATATATGGGTTTTTATAAACCTGGAATTGATTATTAACTGCACCTATCTTTGTTACACCCATTGCGAATTGATTTTGAGATGCTATATCACCTGTACCAAGATTAGCGTTGTAACCTGGTAGTGATTCTAACAGAGTAGCAATTTTAGGTGAACAAACTAGGAAGTTAGCACCACCTCTCAATGTTAAACGATGAATTTCGTTAGACATTTTCTGTACTTTTTGTACAAATGTCTGATACCATTCAAATCGTGTACCATAGAATGTAGTACTACTATCCCAAGCACCAGTTGTTGCATTATAGTCATTACCTGCTTTAGCAGACCAATAATCAACTGTTTGTGCGTCTGAAATCAACATATCAAGTATTTCTAAATCAATTTCCATTGAAATGTATTCAGATAACATTGATGTTAATTCAGCTTCAGCGTCAACAGAATGATAAGCGTTCAAGTCCTGAGCTAATTCAGGTGTCCAAACGGCTTTCAACTTACGAGTTTTAGCAACGATTGGTCTTGATTTTAGTTCTAACTTGATTTCTGGTATACCTAAAGTATCTACTGTTGCGTTACCAGTTGTATCTTCATAATCACCACGAGATGCTTCTGTATTAGCAACCAAATAGTGAAGTTGCAAATCAGATGTATTAGCTACGTACGCAACATCCGCAGCTACTAATGCTGTTGATGCACTTATAATAGTTGTAAATGTTCCATCTTCACCTTCATTTCCAGTTATAGACTGAAATTGTGGATATACTGAATGCAACACCTTTGCACCAGTAGTTGAAAAACCATCACCATTTGGCAAAGCTGAAGTTGTAGAACCTGATGTTACTCTCCAAGCTCTTACAGCTAATTTATCAGCATTTGTTGCACCATCTGTAAATGCAACTGAAGCTTTCCATAATGTAACATTTGATCCAGTTACATCAGCATCAAAATTGATATCAGCCATTGATGCCCGAGCAACTGTCCAAGAAACGCCACCCTGAGAAGCTGATGCTGCTGTATATCCATATCTACCAGCACCATAAAATCCCTTTGTTCCAAATGGAGTAGTTGAACCTGATGGTGAATATTTACCTGTTTTACCAAATACAGGATCATTATTACCATGTCCCATTGCATTTGATCCATGTTGGAAATCAAGATAGAATACTAGACCAGATGGTAGATTCATTGGTTGAACTGATACAAAGTCTTGAGCTGCTATTTCAGCAAATATTCTTCGTACTAATGGTAAGGCAACACCTGACCATTCCTCATCACCTTTGAAATCAGCACCTACTGTTCCGGCATTTGGACTTGTTACAGACGGTCCCTCTTTAAGTAGCTGAAGTGCTTGATTCTCAAGCAACCTCGCCATATTGTTTGTCTCGGGTCCCTCATTTAAACCTTCCAACAATCCAGTTCTTTTCCATTTAGAAACTAATTTTCTGGATTCAGCTGTTTGATGGTTGTGAGCTTCACGAGATTCGTTAATTAAGTTATTTATACTCATTTTTTAATCTCCCGATTATTTAATGTTAGCAAGTTTCTTAAATCGATTTGCAACTCTATCTTCTTCAGTAATTATCTTACGAGAAGGTCGTGTTGAACCTGCTTTAGCACTTGCTATTTCATTTATTGATTTTTTTCTAATACCTTTATTTTGTCCGAAACTCTCACACAATGTTGCGTAAACTAACTTAATTTCACGAGTTGTATGAGCTCTATCAAAATTCTCAACGACATGCATTTTCTGGCCGTTGGAAAGGACAAACTCTTTAAATATTTTATTTGTAAACAAAAGTTTGGCATTTAAGATGTTAACTTCATGAAGTTTATCTTTCAAGAATTTAACTGCTTGATGATATTCTTTAAGTTCCTTATAAAGTTTTTCTTTACCAGGATCTTCTTCATCAGAAGCATCTGCTTTAGTTACACCAGTACCCGAACCGATACCAGACGAAGTTGTTTGTTCATCAACTTTTTCTTCATCTTCATCTTCTTGTTCAAGCATTCTGTAAGTTCTACCATTAAAGTTGATTGTTTCTTCTACTTTTTCTTCATCTTCATCATCTTCTTCAAATAAAGAATCTGAAATTTCATAAAGAGTGTTTTCACCCAAACCCTTAACATGATTAGAATCTTTTTTATTCTCAACATCTTCAGGATATGCATCATCTTCTTCGGCTAAACTTTTACTATTTTTTGGTGGAACTTTATCATCATAAGCATCATCTTCTTCTTTAAGATCATCTTCCTCATCTTCAAGCTCTCTGATAATTGCTTCTAATTCAAGATTTTCCTTAACTTCAGGACCATAACCATCAGGTTCAGGTTGTTCACCTG